CTTGAGCTTGTTGCGCTTTATACGCTGCCAAGACTTGTTGTGATTGGGGTGTTAGTTCACCACGCTGCGCTGCGCCAACTAGAGTTTTTCCTTGTTCTGTATAAGGTTGTGCAATAGCTTGTTGTTGAGCAGTAGCAGCTTGAGTTTGTCCAGCAGCTTTTTTAGCTTGTCCAGCACCAAACGCACCTAAAGCTCCTGTTAAACCTAAGCGAGCAATATTAGTAGGTGTAACCAATTCTTTTAATTGTTGTGAAAAATCTTTTTCTCCTGTTGTGGTAGGAACAGCTCCAACTTGAGGTGTAGTACCTCGAATAGCGCCAAATGGAGCTTGTGCTAATTGAGGAGAAAGGCTTGGTGGGGCTGCTTGAATACCGTATTGCGTTGCAGCAGACACTCCAGGAGTTGGAAAAGATTGCATTTCCGTTCCAGGGTAATATTTGTAACCGTCATCTAGAGGAATAGCTGTACTTACTGGAGCTTGACCATACTTTAATCCATATCCGCTTGTATCAACAGGAACAGAAGGAACATCAGCAGCAGTTTGTAAATAGCCTGTATCAACTGGTGCGCTTTCAGATAAACCACCAAAATAATCTTCACCATCATAAAATTCAGGCAAACCCGTATCTGGGTTAATTGTTCCTGCACCGCCTCTGCGCTTTAAAAGAGCAGCCTCTTTAGGAGAGATGTGAGCAAGTACGGTATCTTTTACCCGACCTTTAGCTCTAATCATCTCTGCTAGTGCTGGCAAATCTAGCTTTAACGATTCCATTAACACTTTACTCATGCTTCGCTCCCTGTTTCATCTTTTACCCGTAATGATGCTAAATTCCATACTGGTTTTGATGCTGCTTCGCCACCACCAGGAGATTCTATTGGTGAACCTGGATCACCTATTCTAAGGGCTTGACCTAATGCTGCGCTACCAGGAGCGGGTTGTCCTGTAGTTGGCGCAGTACCGAGTTCTTGTGTTGTTGCACCACCTCTGCCTGTTGTTCCAGAAGATTTTTGAGGCGAAAACAAATTAGAAACATTCTGAGCAACAAAAGGACTTGATAAAGCAGAAGCCAATCTAGCATCTGCGGGATCGCCACCAACGCCTTTAAATCCTTCGCCAATCGCAGAAGTAATTGCACCAGTAGCACCGCCAATTTCAGCGTTTTTTAACGACTGTTCTAAATTTTGACCAGATAACTGACTTCTTGTAAAACCGCTTGTAGCACCACCAGCACCACTACCAGCAATTCTTCCACCTGAAGGACCTAATAATTCAGTTGCGCCTGTGCTTGGACCTTGAACCACATTTCCAGAAGCATCTAAAAACGGACCAGCTTGCTCTCCACCACCCACAGCTCCAGCAACTTCTGATCCTATAGCGCTAGAAGCAGCGCCAATAGCACCCGCTTTTAATACGCCCTCAACATTTTTGCCTTGAATAGCAGCGTTTACTGCGCTTGTTGAACCACCAATAGCAGCAGCGCCAACCGTAGCAGCGCTAACACCTGAAGCAGCAGCAGTTGTTTCCATTGATGCCAAAATAGCCTCTCCAACAAGTGGACCAGCATAAACAGTAGCTACAATGGCTACAACGGTAATAATGACTGGAGCAGCTTTACCCATTAGAGTTTTCCTTCCGCAACTAATTCAGCAGTTAATTTGCCAGCAGTCATGCCTTGAGCTAACAATTTCCAGTTAATTCCAGGTTCTTTAGGAACTTGATCTTCAGTAAGCAAACCTGCTTGTACAGCATTTTGTATAGCCATCGGATACATTGATGGGTTTTTCAAAGCTGCTTCTGCATATTGACCAGCTTGAATAATTTGTTGTGGATCAATACCTACTTGTTTAATTACTCTACGCAAATCGTTCTTAGCCTTTTCAATTTCAGGTGATTGCTTAGGCTTGCCACCGCCAGCAACAAGCTCCATCACATCTTGATTGATGGGTTGGGTTGTCGGTAAATCCGAATTTTTTTTGGCGGGGGGAAGTGGATTTTGTTCCATTTAACTTATTCCTAGGGCAGACGCTATTTGTTGGTGAATGTACAGATGAGAAGCAATCCAATCGTAAAAATCTTCTTCATTATTAAAGTCCACATCGAGCATATTGAACGGATTATTTAATCCTAGCAAGCCCGCAAATGCTTGATGCTCGACCTGATGAGCCAATAACCAGTCATCCAAATTGTTTGTATCAGCATCCGTTATAGGGTAAATAGGCACAGAAACCCCTGCATCCATGAAGGTTTCCTGAAAAACCTTGTGCTGAGTGCCATTACAGAACAAAAACTCTCCCAGGGAATCAACATCCCCAAACTTAACGATAGAAAGAGTTTCAAAGTCCATATCAATTTAGCTTAAAAGCAATCGCTACTAAAGAAGCCACAATAAATCCAGCAGAAGTAACTAAAATAGTTTCAATCCGCTTTAATCTAGCGCAAATACTGTCATAACGCAGTTCGCACACCGCTTCATGGGTGTTTAACCGAGCTTCGGTGTTATCAATCATCAAATCCATCATTTCTGCATTAGACGGCATAATATGGCACTTTCACAAGAGTTCCGTTTAAATTAGTAACAATGTATCCAGCAGGCACTAATAACAAACTGGATGTTGCAAAAGTCGCATTAGCCGTTGTATTGGCTGTGCTGTTAATAATAGTCACATTCATTGTTCCGCTAGGAATAGTGACATTGCTTAAAGTTAAATTGCCTACGGTTGTTGCCGTATTGCCAAGACCAATCGTGGTATTGCCAAGAGTAATGTTGCCACCTGTAATCGCTGTGTTAGCTACGGTGATGGCTACATTGCTTGCTGTTGTTACTCTGCCTTTAGCATCAACTGTTACTTGTGCTACGGTGCTTGCATTGCCATAAATACCAGCAGCAACACCGCTTGTGTTTAGTGTAGGGTTAGGGTAAGTACCAGTAAGATCACCACCAGCCGTACCAGAGGGAGCAGCCGTAATAGTAACTGTTTGACCTAAATTAACGACTGATCCGTTAATCGTGACATTACTATTCACCAACTGTGCGTTGGTGACATTGGCTAAAGTACCGCCTAAAGTCAGGTTTCCTATAGATGTGACAAGACCAGTTAAGGTAATGCCATTGACAGTACCGTTACCGCCTACTTGCGTTACTGAACCAGCACCGCCACCTCCACCTCCAGCAACCTTGAGAACCATGTTTTAAACTCCATCGCCAGGGGTTATGTAAATAACTGCATTAGCCGTACTTGTGCCTGTAAAGTAAGCGTTAGGTATAAAAGTCAAGATCTCATCTGTGCTTGGCAATAACGGAAAAGCCGTTCCACTACTGGTCACATTCGCAGAAGCAGTTGTCGCATTAGCAGCCGTATCTCCATAACCTAAGAAAACGACAGTCGTACCAGTATTGATGATGCGGTATTGATTACCACCAATAGTGCTATTGGTGACTTGTACTGGAGTGGGCGCACTTACGGCTGCTGTAAATGTTACGGTATTGCCAGTTTTAGTAAATGCGTTAATTCCCATTACGCACCTACCTTAGCTTGTAATTCTGCAATAGTAGTAGCTTGTGCATCTACTTTAGCGTTTAATTCTTGAATAGCGGCAGTTAATGTAGCTACTAAATAAGAAGTGTCAATACCTTGATATTGTGGCACTTCACGCTCTCCCATAACTGCTTCTACAGCTGGTGTCAGCTCGTTACCTTCTTCATCATAGGTTGCTTGGATTGCTGGACTAATTTCATACTTCCTAGTCTGCATACCGTCTTTTTCGCCTACTACGCAATCAGGCACTACTTCAGCTAATTCATGGGCAATAAAACCTTGACCATCTTTACCACTTTCTTTCCATTTGTATGTAACTGGATTTAGTTGTAAAACTTTGGCTAGAGCATCAGACATTGGCTCAACATTTTCTTTTAAACGGTAATCAGAGCTAGTTGTGTATGTTGTCGTGCTTCCGTCTGTTGTAATAGCACCGACCTGAGAACCGCCATTATTTTCAAAAAGACATAAAAAAGGGTTGCCGTAGGATGTTTTACGAACAATAAGACCTGCCGCACCTGTAAGAACAGCAATACCATCATCACCACCAGTTGTTATTGATAGCTTCCCAACACTTCTCCATCTTGTAGTTTCATTTATTAATAAGTTACCACTAGTGTCAATACGCATCCGTTCTGATCCATTAGTGGCAAAAGCGAATGGATGATTTGAATATGTACCCCAGTATGCAGTTGAGCCGTCTAACTGGGCTGATAAATTTGTAGTTCCTGTAAGAATTGTAAATTTATTTGTAGGATTTCCACCAATACCTACATTTCCATTAGTGTCAATACGCATCCGTTCTGCGTTATTAGTAGCTACTGTGACATTTCCACCAGATGAAACAACCACTACATTTGATGTTCCGCTAACGATTGCTGTAGAATTTCCTGCCGCAAGATTACTCGTACCGCTTACAATATTGACATTAGTTAGCGTTAGATTTCCCACCGTTGTAGTGACATTACCTAAACCAATGGCTGTGTTTCCAAGCGTAGCTGTGGTATTAAAATTTTGATCTAGTTGCGATAACGGTATGCTAGTAGTAGCACTACCAAAGACATTTGGAACTCCCATTTAGAACCTCACTCTCAATTCATGTTCAAATTCAAAACCGTTATAGATAAATCCCGCATTATTAGATGTTACTGTAAGTCCTAGGTATTTTCCATACTGGGCAGCATCAGATTTGAACAATTCGTAGCCCGTAGATAGCCATAAAATAACCGCACTAGAATTGTTAATCCAACTAATTGTTTGCAAATTGTTATTAGTCCAGTAAACCGAGCTTTGCAAGGCATACGCTGGACTAGAACCTCTTTCACTATCAACCGTAGCACTCATAATGACAGAGTTGCTACTGGTCGCTTCAATACCAAATTTTAAGGCTTGCTTGGTACGAATAGGATCACCCATTGGCATCAGAGCTGTCTGGACACGACTGGTAACCGCATTACCGCTAGTATCGCTATAGAGCTTAATCAGTTGGTTGTTGGTTGTGCCATACAGCGTAATCTTGCCCGCTACAGGAACAGAGGTGATGTACGCTAGACTGTCATTTTGGCTTGTAATAAACCACTTTTTTTCAAAAAAGACGGCTTGCACATACCGATAGCTGTTTGTAAAAATAGCATCGTAGTATCTAAAGTTAAATGCAGCGCACAAAATGTTATTGATTAGCACTTGTCCAGCGTAGATCGGGCTATTAAAGTCAATATTAGGGAAAATACCATCTAGGCTGTCAGACAACTTAGAAGTGGTTGAACCGACTAGGGCATAAACCCCGTAGTCGTTCATAAACAACACCGATCTGAAATACGGAAAAATAGCAAATGGGCGCTTAGATCCAACAGATGCGCTCACATTGGTATTGGTAAACAAGGTAGTACCACTAGTAGTAACCCTAACATCTGAGAACACATTGATGGAATCATCACCAAAAATGTACAAAAAGTTGTTTGCAGAGAGCAGATATTGGATGTTTCCATGTAGCGTACTGTCAGTTAAAGTAACCGCACCCGCAGAAACGCTTGTAAAATCGCTATAAGAACCCGCAGCGCTGTAATAAACAGTTCGCCCTTGTGCTATCCATACCCTGCCAGAAAAGCTCGCTACGGACACATTTTGCTGGGTTTGGACTGTGCCTTGTAAAACAGCGTTGTTTGTTGCACCGCCACCAGATATGGTGACAATTAAATTGGCTGTATTGGTATAACCCGTACCCGCATTGGTCATAATGACCGAAGTAACCACATTGCCTGTCACAATCGCTTGGGCAGCAGCGTTTGAACCCCCGCCACCTGAGAAAGTAATGGTGGTATTTGATGCGTTGGTATATCCCGCACCCCCATCGATGACCGCTACCGATACTGTGCCTGTAGCAAAAGTGACTAAACTGGCTACCGCAGTAGCGCCTGATCCTCCGCCACCGACAAAAGTAACCGTAGTATTGGCAGCATTAACATAACCAGAACCCGCATTGGACACGCTTACGGAAGCTACGGTATTTGCACCGCCAACAGTTAAAGTAGAAACCGCATTGGCATTTGTACCGCCTGCTTGAGAAGGCGCTGAAATAATAACTGTGGGAGCTGAAGTATAACCAGAACCCCGATTAACAATACCTATTGATCCGACTGATCCGATAGTGACAACATTATTACCATCCCATGAATAATAACCTTTGTCAGGATCAATAATCAGCATCCTGTCGTTATACCATTGGGTACTTTCTACATTGGCGTTTGAAAATGTGCCAGCTACCGCTACATTGCCTTTTGTGCCGTCTGTGACATTGTAATATTGGGCTGATCCGTCAGCTTGAAAAGCCACTACATAGTCTTTAACGCCAAGGTTAACAGAAGCTAAGTTGGTAACCGTATTGCTAAAAGTAACGGCTGCATTGGCAATCGTGACATTGGAGTAAGTTGGAATAATCTTCAGGTTAGCGTAACCAATCGGCTGGGCGTTTTCCACCCAAGAAAACTCAGTTTCATCAATCGCTGTGCGGTTAGCCTTAGTGTTAAGCCCTTTAAACTGCTTAACGACTTGGTAAGACTTTTTCTGTTCGGCAGCAGCCATTAGATCATCCCGCTATAAGAACTTGGAATCCTTCTAGTAAATGTCGTATTAAGTACCGAGGTAGCTTGCTTGAGGTACTCTTGTTTAAATATTTCTGATTCACCAAAACTTTGTTCGTAAAACTTAGCCAAGTAAGCTGCATAAAATTTCACGCAACTGCTATACGGATCGTTAATACTATCGGCAACAGTTGGCGTGCCTAAACTCAAGGCATTAGGCAGTACTACGCAATCGACTTCAATTTGATAGATTTGATCGGGTACAGGTCCAATATAAATTTGTCCTTGACCGTATACGCTAAAGGCTAGTGGTCTGCCAATGTAGTTTTGCCAAAAGCGCAACCTCACATTAAAGTCTGTCCAGGCTAAATAATCGAGTGGCACACGAGTATTTCCCCAATACAGATTTATGTTCACAATATCAAGAACCGAGTTGCCAGAACTAGGCGCTAATGGGGAAGTTCCCATTAAATTAGTCAGCGCACCATAAAGTATATTTTCGCAATTACCGACATACTGCAAGGTAGCTGTACCATCAGCAAACGCAGTTGAAGGTGGGTAATTGCTGTAATTATTTGTGCCACCATCTGGATATGGAGGAGCAGTAGAACCTGAAGTTCCACCTGTAACATATTGATAAATAAAAATATTTGAAAATACAAAAGTATTAATAGTAACAACTGTATTCGCTACCCATTGCGTTGGATAAGCTGGTGTTGCGCTATTGATTGTATTAACTACCTGACAAGGAACTTGAGCAACGATAACTTCTCGTAATGCTCCAGTATCACGAACTACTCGCTCACGAGCAGCATTGATGTAATCAGTTAGCTGAGAATCGGTGTAAAAATTGGCATTAGCATCATGGAGCAAGTACCTTACTTGAGTAATGTACCCTGACAAGTTTGTGGACATTTAAGCTCCATAGATCATGCTACCGCCTGGAGGATCTTTCCCCCAGCCCGCTTTGAAACGGGTAGGGGTACTCTTTCCACCAACGGGGATAACGATTGGTTCTTTTTAGGTGGTTCGGTGGATAAATGCCACTTAGCAAGTTTTTCTAATCCTTGCTCAAGTTCGTTGGTTGTTTTTACCCACCCAAGCCTAGCCAAATATTTCATTTTGTCCTCGTCTTTGTAACCAAAAATGTGTCTTGCAAATTCTTCAGGGATCTCAACTGTTGATCCTTTTTTAAATTCATAAAAAACACCACCGAAGCCATCTTTTAGGTCTTGGTCTGAATTATTGGTTACAAAGATATTAGACATTAAAAACTCACTACATCGCCATAAACAGCGAAATTAACGGTGTTGGTATTGCCTGAAGCAGTAACAACATTAACAAATAAGGCTGAGGTAGTAGATCCAGATACAGCAGTATTAGCGCTGTACGAACCTGCTATTGCTAAGTCTTGGTAACGACCAGCAGTTGTTAAATTGCTAAGTACCACATTAGCAACAACGGCATTAGAGATATTGCCGTCACTACTTGTGGTAATAGAAATATTAGCAAGCGATACATTACCTGATGGATTGTTAGCAACAATTCTACGAATAATCACACTTCCAGAATTAGATACTGCTCCACCGTTTGTTAAGCCACCACTTAGTAAAGGCATTTCAACGCCAGTAACCGTTCCATTACCAGCCACATTTAGTAACTGTGCTACAGCGATTGCAACACGAGCATTACCAAAATTATCTAAAGTAAAAGAACGAACTGCATTTGGATTAGCCATTACTGTTCTCCTTAACTTGCAAAAGTGCTAGACACAGGAGAACCACCATTTACAGTCACTAACTGTACTGTAGCGTTGGTAGTAGCCAATAACTGAACATTCGTACCGTCAGAAATAATCATTCCGCCTGAGTTAGTGGGGTACACATTTGAAAATGTAGCCACATTAGAGGTGGAGTTATAACTTGTGACAGTTTGAATGACCACATTGGATGTACCAATAACAAGGTAAGTTCCAGCAGGTACAACATTTCCTGCTGTGGTTGCAGCTATGTTTGCAGCAGCTTGAAAGTACGCACCTGGCGTATTTTCGTATGTACCTGCTATGAGGATTTTGTTTAAACCGAGTGCCATGACTATTCTCCTTAGATAGAAATTGAGTTATAGCCAGAAACTCTGGTCATTGACTTAGGCTTAACGCTCACTAATTCAGCGATCATTAAGACAGCGCCAACATAGCCGATCTGCCAGTTTGGTAGAGTTGATTCAAAACCAGTAAATACGAATGAACCTTGATCGTGAATATACAAGGATAAGTAGTTGCTGTTAATGAAGTACACAGTACCTTCTGGGCAATACGGATCAGGATAGATTGGAACTCCAGCTACCATCAAAGCTCTAAACGCAGCTTGAGGACCGTTGCTGTCACTATCAAAACCATGTCCTGGGGTAATAACATACTGCTCTTGACCAACATAGTCTTGAGCTAAAAGTGTCCAAGTACCAAAACCGCAAACACCAAAAGTAGGCACTTCTGCACCGTTTTTAACAGTTCCAGAAATGTACTGAAGGATGTTTTGACGAGTTGGGTTTACTGAACCTGCTGCATATACCTTAGACTTCCACCAAGTATTGGCTGTACGACTGATGTTACCGTAGGTAACCATGTTCGTACCGTCATCAATAGCACCTGGCAAGCCAATGAACTGTTGAGTGTTGGTGTAGTTGTTGTACAAAGCAGTTGCCATTGCATCCATCATCACATTGGTCGCATCATTCATACGAGCTTCAATGAGAGGGATGATTGCATAGTCTTGCTGAACTGCACCTTCCATACCAAGAAATGGTACTGGTGAGATCATCAGTTTTAAGTTGAACTCAGCGTTATACGCACCTTGTTGAACTGACGGCTGGTTAAACGAACCAGAGTAGTCAGACCATTGGGCGTTGACAAATTGAGCACCTTGAACTGGTACTGTTACTTGGGATACACCACCTGAAGCCTGTTGACTGTTAGCAATCAAAGCAGCCATGAGGGGTGTGCTGTTGTAAATCTGCACGACCAGTTTAGGGATAAACGCTCTACGAGTTACATAAGTAAGTTCGTTATATTGCGATGAACCCGATGCTGGTACTATTCCGCCACCTATCGGCATAATAATTCTCCGTTAAAAATATCCCCTAAACTGCGATTAAATGCCAATAGGTCTGGTGTTCTTACGCAGATCCATTAGCGCTTGTGCTGCTTCATTCCTTGCACCTTGAACTGGGTTTTTCCAATACTTAGAAAGGTCAAACTTACCAATGGCGCTCGGGTTGTAACCCATGCTGTTATTGCCTGCTGGAGTAGCTGCTTGTTTCATCCAATCCCAATACTGTGCTGCGGTTTCGTGATTGGTCATACCTTGCTCTAGCATCAATTTTTCAATCTCTGCAATGTCCTCGTCTGTTGTAGCCAAACCTTTAGACTTTAGTTTTGCTCTACGCTTTTCAAGTTCTTGCACAGCATCTTTTTCACGCAGTTTAGCTTCTAATTGCATAACTCGTTCTTCGGCAGCGTTCACCTTTTTCTCGGTGTAGTCCTCAATGTCAAGTTCTGGAATTGGAAGATTTGGTCTGACTTTTTTGGTCAAACGCAATACTTCTTTGCGTGTAGCGGGATCTTCAGCCAAGTTTTTCATTAACAAGGCTAATTCATCCCGTTGTTCTAAACTGATATCTTCTAAGCTCATAATCTATCCCCTTACTTAGTTAAATAACTTTTTTAGTATCGCCAGGCTTAGACATATTCATCATATTCTTGTAGCCAGCTTTACCTGAAGAATCCAAGCCACCAAACTCTGAATAACGAGGAGTATTGATAACTTGACCATTTTTTTGATTGTTGTCAGTAGGTCTGCGAGGACTTGCTGAACCACGAGGTTTAAAGAGTTCCATAATGTTTCCTTACATTGCGGGGGTTG